ACGCAATCTACGCACACTGGAATATTGACGAAGGTGCAACAGCACGTATCCGTTTCTTACCAGATGCAGATCCAAAAAACACATTCTTCTGGGTTGAACGTAATATGATCAACTTAGAGTTCGCTGGCATTAAAGGCCAAACAGACAGTAAAAAAACAACAGTACAAGTACCATGCGTTGAGATGTGGGGCGAGTCATGTCCAATCTTAGCAGAAGTACGTACATGGTTTAAAGATCCAAGTTTAGAAGACATGGGTCGTAAATACTGGAAAAAGAAATCATACTTATTCCAAGGGTTTGTACGTGAAAATCCTTTGAAAGATGATAAGACTCCAGAAAATCCAATTCGTCGCTTTATCATTAGCCCACAAATTTTCAACTTAGTTAAATCAGCATTGATGGACCCAGAGTTAGAAAACTTGCCAACAGACTACGCAGGTGGTTTGGACTTTACTGCTACTAAAACAAGTAAAGGTGGTTATGCTGACTACAGTACTTCAAAATGGTCACGTAAAGAAAGTGCTTTAACACAAGATGAAGCAGAAGCAATTGAGAAGTTTGGTTTATATAACCTTGCTGACTTTTTGCCTAAACGTCCAAACGAAGCAGAGCTTAAAATCATGAAAGAGATGTTTGAAGCAAGTGTTGATGGACAACCATATGATGAAGAAAAATGGGGTGCGTACTTTAAACCACGCGGTTCATACACATCAAATGCTCCTGCAACAACTAATGATGTAGCTGCTCAACCAGCTGATCGTGCAGTTGTTTCTGAACACGTTGACAGCGCACCTGCAACGCAAAACTTTGGTCAAATGACTACAGCAGCTCCTATAGCAGATGCTCCGTTTGAAGCAGATGAAGTGGCAGTTAGTGCTCCAACAGCACCAATAGCTACTCCGGCAGCTGGCGGGCAACGTGCTGAAGATATCCTAGCGATGATTCGCAATCGTCAAAAGACAGCTTAGTAGTTAATGTATAATGGGGGCGCAATGCCCCCAATTCGATTAAAGGATAAATCATGGCGAAACCATTCGATATTAGTAAATTTAGAAAGTCAATCACTAAGTCAATTGACGGCTTAGGTATTGGCTTTAACGATCCAACAGATTGGATCTCAACAGGCAACTACACATTAAACTACCTACTAAGCGGAGACTTTAACAAAGGTATTCCAATGGGTAAGGTAACTGTGTTTGCTGGTGAATCAGGCGCAGGTAAATCATTTATCTGTTCAGGCAACATTGTACGTCATGCACAAGAGCAAGGCATCTATGTAATCTTAATTGATACAGAAAACGCACTTGATGAAGCATGGTTACACGCACTAGGCGTAGATACAGACGAAAGCAAACTTCTTAAACTTAACATGGCTATGATTGATGATGTGGCTAAAGTTATCAGTGACTTTGTTAAAGAGTATCGTACACTTCCAGAAGAAGACCGTCCTAAAGTATTGTTTGTTCTAGACTCACTAGGCATGATGTTAACTCCAACAGACGTTAACCAGTTTGAAGCAGGTGAAATGAAAGGTGATATGGGTCGTAAACCTAAAGCACTTACAGCACTTGTACGTAACTGTGTAAACATGTTTGGTACATTAAACTTAGGTCTAGTGGCAACTAATCATACATACGCAAGCCAAGATATGTTTGATCCAGATGACAAGATTTCAGGTGGTCAGGGCTTTATCTACGCTTCGAGTATTGTTGTAGCCATGCGTAAACTTAAACTTAAAACAGACGCTGATGGTAATAAGACTACAACTGTAAATGGTATCCGTGCCGCTTGTAAGATTATGAAAACACGTTATGCTAAACCGTTTGAGTCAGTACAAGTAGAAATTCCATACGAAACTGGTATGAGTCCTTACTCGGGTATGGTAGATATGTTAGAAGCTAAAAACATGCTTAAGAAAGAAGGCAACAGTTTAGTCTATACTTTAGCAGACGGTGTTGTTATTAAGAAGTTCCGTAAGGCTTGGGAACGCAACGAAGATGAATGTTTAGATAAAGTTATGAAAGAAATTTCAACTAATGCGCATCTGCTAAGTACAGAAGTTACTAAAGTTACAGACGATGATGTATCTGAAAACGAAGTACTTGAACAAGGAACTGAATAATGAGTATTGATGTAGAAATTTTAAGTGAAATGTGGCTTACTACTAAAGAATACATTTCGCAAAAGGATCGCCAAGCAGTAGCAGATCATGTAGTTAATGTTGTAGCAGATCACAGCATTACAGAAGCAGATTTGAAGAAGTTTGGTGGTACTGATGCTTACCTTCGACGTGCAGTTGAGGAATACCTAGGCGAAGAAGCTGAACCCGACAACGATTACGATGACGAGTAAGTATGTGGTATAACAAAGTAGTACAAGATATTGCTAATTTACCTGACTTTATTGATTACTACACTACTGAACTAGATGTAGCTAAACGTGAAGTTAAGGTAAACGGCAATATTGAAAAAGGGCTAGCCACATTGCCTGGCGTTACTGAGCAACGCTTCAATCAACTACAAGAGATTGAAGCGGTGCTTAACTTTCTCAATATTAAACTTCGCAAGATCCGACAGGATCATTACAAAAAGTATCTTGAAGCCTATGCACGTGCGCTGACTAGTCGCGATGCTGAAAAGTATGTCGATGGCGAAAGCGAAGTTATTGATATGGAAACAATCATTAACGAAGTTGCCTTATTGCGTAACAAATGGTTAGGTATTATGAAAGGGCTTGAAGCAAAATCGTATATGATTGGGCATATTGTTAGACTGCGCACAGCAGGAATGGAAGATGCAACAGTTAATCAATAACGTAGACGAACTGTTAGCACAATGGGAAGAGATTAAATACGTTTCTTCTCATATTGGTCCCAACGATGATATTGACATATTAGATTATATGCGTCGTAAGGGCGAGCTAATGACCTATTCGCAAGAATTACGCTATGCAAGATTGAGTAACAATGCCGCAGACGAAGCGAAGTATACTGCAAAATTTATTGAAGCATATACCAACTTCAGTAAAGATTTTATTTTTAGGATATTGAAAAATGGCAAGACACGCACTTAAGGTACTAAATCAACTTAGGGAGTACGATAGCTTTCTTGACAGTCTACATACAATTGTAGATATGGGTTGCGGTACTGGCGAAGATATTACTTGGTGGGCAACATTAGAATCACGAGATGATCCTCCGGTGCCGTATAACTACAATTGCTTTGCTGTTGATCGTGATGAAGTAAAGCTCTCAAAAGTACCTGATCTTATTAACGTACACAAACTTCAAAAAGACTTTAATACTCGAAGTATATCGGTTCAAGCTGATTTGATGTGGGCACACGATAGTTTACAATATAGCACAAATCCAATTGAAACATTAAAAGTGTGGAATGAACAAATGAATGTTGATGCCATGCTGATATTATGTGTACCACAACATAGCGGAGTTGCTGATAACAAATATTATAGCCGTACACATAGCGGTTGTTTTTATAACTTTACTCCGACTAGTTTAATTTATATGCTGGCAGTAAACGGATTCGACTGCAAAGATGCATATCTACTTAAAGAATTCAACGATCCATGGATACATATTGCGGTATACAAATCAGATATTGCACCAATGGACGCCACAAAAACAACATGGCTTGACTTAGTTGATAAAGGATTGTTGAATTCTACAGTAGTTGATTCTATTAACTCATACGGTTACTTGCGCCAGGAAGATATATTATATCCGTGGTTAGACAAAGAAAACTATTTTATTGATTATGTAAGCCAATGGACTGAAATTCCGGCAGATGCAACGCATACAGTTGATGGTGTTATTAATATTTCTACTCCGTCAGATAAACAAACTGTCAAGCAAGCGAAACTAGTTAAAAAAGAAACTAAGATAGCTAAACCAATTGGCATCATGCGTCCACCTAAGAAAAAATATGATTAATCGTGTTGTATTAGTAACAGGCGGATTTGATCCGCTGCATAGTGGTCATATAGCATACTTCAAAGCTGCTAAACAATTAGGCAATATACTTGTTGTTGGAGTAAACAGCGATGCTTGGGTAGCTCGTAAGAAAGGCCGGGCGTTTATGCCTAGTACTGAGCGTATTGCTATTATTGAAAATTTAAAGATGGTTGACCACTGTATATTGTTTAACGACAACGACGGCACGGCTATTGAAGCAATTAATAATGTTAAACTAATGTATCCAAACAGCCATATAGTATTTGCTAATGGTGGCGATAGAACCCAGGACAATATTCCGGAAATGACATGCAAGGATGTAGAATTTGTCTTTGGTGTAGGCGGCATGGAAAAGCGTAATAGTAGCAGTTGGATATTAGATGAATGGAAAGCGCCTAAAACCGAACGAGAATGGGGTTATTATCGCGTTTTACATGACGTTTTGGGCTTAAAAGTGAAAGAATTGACCATCAATCCCGGCAAGCACCTAAGTATGCAGAAACATTATAATAGATCTGAATTATGGTTTATTGCTGACGGCCAAGCAACTGTAGGCGAATATAGTCGTGTTTATCCAACTACTATTCAAACACCACATCTAAATAAACATTCAACTCATCGTGTACCGGAAGAACAATGGCATCAACTGTCTAACCCATATACTAAGCCCTGTCGTATAATTGAAATACAGTACGGTGACATCTGCGTTGAGGACGACATAGAACGTCAAGCATAAATACACTATGCGCAAATTTATTGACCTTATTAAACTAACCGAAGACATTGCTGATGTTCGAGCAAAAATTGACGACAAATTAGATAAAATTCCAGACGAAGGAGATTTAACTGATGTCTTAAAATTTGCTAATCGATATACAATTAAAAAAGACGTGGTTAGTTTTACTACATTAAAACAATATAAAGGTATAGTTGGCGACGTATTGTTAAATGCGTTAGCTGACGCACAAATTCCAGAAGATGATGTACGTACATTCTTAGATAAATTATCTAAAGATGGTATTTTAAATGAGAAGTTACTACTAACTTCGGGTCAAGTACATGCTTTTAATCAAATAGTCGATCCTAACTATAGAGAAATATTTGATGCAATTAAAATAGATGTATTTAAAAATATAGCTGGTAAGATTGGCGAATTGGGTGATGTGGGTAAAGGTGAATATCTATTAGATATTATGAGCCCCGAGATTAATCGTCGTGGTGCACCTGGTGATTTAGATGTTAGTGGTACTAAGATTGAACTTAAAGCAGGTCAAAATGGTCGTTTGGGTCCTGCGGGTAGTATGAGTATTGCTGGCAGATTTCAACGAGAATTTGTTCCAGTATTACAGGAACTAATGCCTGAAACGGATGTTTCTCAATTAGATCCGATTGCATTTAATCCTAAACAGGATATGAAAACATTTTCTGCATTTTTTGATAGTCCTGATAAAGTTAAAACTGCATTAACAGCAATGTTAAAAATGCATTATCCTAGCTACCAAGTAGAAACAATTACAGATGCAGTAGTTGATGGTTCTGGTAATATCAATGGACTTAAATTAAAAGAAGAAATGCTTAAAGCATCGTTTACTGTATACAAACAAGAAAAAGAATTCGATGGTATTATTGTTATGGATTCGGAAGTAACTAAATTCTTGTTCATCGGCACACCCGAAGATATGGCTAGAAGTGCAAATTTAGTATCCGTATCGTTTCCTAGTTGGAATGATACACAAAGTAATGCAATGAAACTTACACTATCTAAAGGCCGAGCATCGTCTAGTGCTGCAAGCACAACCGCAACAACTGCTAAAGCAACTGCTGATGCGATACGTAAACAAGTGGACGGAACACCAACATTGGGACTTAGGCCACCAGGTGCAGAAACTACACCGCGAGCTCAACGAGAAATATCTAACACACCAAGAGAAAAACGTTGACATCTAAGTAATCCTATGTTATAATAGTATTTTAAATAATAACTTAGGTACATACTATGTCAAAAAAGATAGCGTCAGTTGAAAAATACAATATTGATAATTGTGATGCCGTATTTGATGGCAATCGATTTCAGTTAATCTTAGCCGCAGGTGTACGTGGACACGAAATTGCAAAGACACGTGTTATTGCTGCACGTAACGCAGGATCAACTACAGCGCAACCCAAGTATGAAAATCTTCCTACTGTGCAGGCACTACTAGATGTTGAAGCAGGCACCTGTGGTGTAGAATATTTAACTAAAGTTGGCAAGCAAATAAGACAATAATTTATCTGGGCCTTTAGCTCAGTTGGTTAGAGCGTCCGACTCATAATCGGAATGTCACTGGTTCAAGTCCAGTAAGGCCCACCAAACACTCCGGTGTTAGTTAAATGGATATAACAGGGGATTTCTA